AAAAGGAATGGAAGAAACAGCCTTAGCTGCTAAAATTGCAGCGTTAAAACAAATTGGATTGATTACTGATACTAAAGAAGAGTATATTAATAATTTAGGTTCTATTGAAGCCAAAGTAAAAGAAGTTAATGAAATTCTAAATAATTGGACTAGTCACTCAGATATTAAAGCTATAGGAATTAAATTTGAAGGTCATGATCTTGTATTTAATTTTAAAAGTGATTATGAACGACTTATTGCATTACCAGACATAATGAAAGCAATAACTATTGCTGAAAGTCAAGGTCGTACTATTAAGATGACTAAAGAAGATTTAGAATGGTTGGATAAGAAAGGAATACATCCTAAAAATGTTGAGATTGTAGATAAAGCCAGCTTACCATTAGATAACATCAATGGGAAAATAGATACATTTAAAAATGCTAGTTTGCCTCCTAAATCAATTATGTTTAAAGATGATGGAAGCAATGTTATTGAAAATGCGATAAAGAATATCCTAGGGTATAATGTTTTGGCAATTAATGAAAAAACACTGACTGCGAAAGATAATGCAAGTCAACCAATTACAGATGCACAAGGAAATTTAAACACATATATTAATACTAATCCTGCTGAAAAAGTATTATCAGCTAGTGGGAATGCAAGTCCATTTATTCAAGATGCTACAGATAGAGCGAATGTGTTCGCTGCAACTAATCCAGCAACTAAGAGTATCATGGCTCAAGGTAATGCTACACCATTCACTGATGCAGCAACAGCGAGCACTCAAAGATTTAATGCAACACCTACACCTACAAAACAATTAGAAGCAAATGATAACATCACTCACAAAGCCAACAGTGCAGCAGGAGCAGTTAATAGCATACCTACTTATGTTGAAACAACATGGAATTTCTTTAAAAATACAATTAGTAGATTTTTCGGAGGAGAACACGCTACTGGTGGACACATCGGAATGCATGAAATGGGTGGACATATTGGGATGTTTGCTACAGGTGGAAATATAAATAGAACTCAAAACTTACCACCTAAATATACAGGTATTGTAGGAGAAGCTGGCCCAGAATTATTCCAAGTAACAAGAAGTGGTGTAAACATTACACCATTATCTACAAGAGAGAAAATTAAAGGAATAAGCGGAACATTAGCAGAACAATATGGAGCTAATAATCCTAATGTTAATATTACCATCAACGTGACAGGTAATAATATAAACAACAAAGAAGACATTGATACATTAGTAAAAGAGATTGAACAAAAACTAGTGAGATCTATGAAAGAATACAAAAATATGAGTTTTGGAGGTGGTAGAAATGTCGTTACATTATAATGAGTTAATCTTCAAAGGGAAGTCTACCGCCGATTTTCCCTTTGAAATTTTTGTAATGGAAAATGATGGAATCAATAAAGGGAAAAGAAAAGACAAAATATTTACATCTGATGATATGTCAGGAGGAATTGTAAGAACTTCTACAGCTTATGAGCTTGTAGAAAAATCGTATAAGCTATTAATCCACAATGTAAAATTAAACCAAATCAATGAATTATTAGTGTGGTTAGAAGGTAGTGGTAAATTAATAGCTTCTGATAATCCTGGTAGATATTATGAAGTGTTAACTGTATCTGCAGTTAGAGCTAGACTAGGTGAAGTAGATGAATATGAAATAGACGTAGTATTCACTTGTAATCCATTCTCATATAGCATTGCTTCTGATATTAAAACTTACACAAGTAACGGAGTTATCAACAATGAAACCAATGTAATAATGTATCCTAAAATCACTCTATATGGAAATTCAACGAGTGGCACAACACTAACTATAGGAAATCAAGTAGTTAGATTAAAACAACTATCTGAAAAGCTAGTTATTGAATGCAAACAAGGTGAACAAAATGTATACGATAAGAACGGAAATCTATTAAATAGTGTAATGCTAGGAGCGTTCTTTGAGATTAAACCAGGAGTGAGTGGGATTGTTCTAGGTAATGGAATTACTAGGTTGGAAATAGAGTGTAGATGGGGGGCGTTCGTTTAATGTTATGGTTATATGATGAATTTGAAACAGATTTTACTTATAACGGAATAGTGTTGAATAATGCTTACGATTCGGACATTCACTGGGTGTTGAATACAATGTATAAACTGACATTCAAATATCCAACTGTGGACAACGATCTATATTCATTCATTGAAAAAGGTATGATTGTAAAAGCTGATGAGCATGACAGAACAAACTTGTTTAGAATTAAGGATATTGATATATCTGAAAATGATAAATGTATTACTGTGACAGCTTATCAAAAGAACTATGATTTTAGTAAAAGGTTAGTGAATAACTTCGGGAGACTTCGTGTAAACTGTATGTCAGTACTTGATGAATGGTATTCTAACTTTTTATCTAGTGAAAAAGATTTCTCTTATTATTCAGATATAAATGCTATTAATTCATTTGTATCACACAATGATGATACTGACAATAAACTTAGAACATCATTTGAGTTATTAGGAGGAATCGCTGATACTTACTCTGCAGATATTGATATGCATGATAAACAAATTAGCTTATTAGAACGTTTAGGACGAGATACTGAAGAAGTATTAACTACAGCGAAAAATATAAGTGAATTTGTAAATACTAGTAATTCTGATGAAATTGTTACTAGAATTTATGCTAGTTCAACTTTTAAAGTTGGTGATAAGTACGATAAAAAGGACTTACGAGAACAGCACAGACAACAATTAAAAGCCTTGAGGGAATCTCAAAAAGAATACTCACAAGGTAGAAATGCTGTTAAAAAAGCTCAACAAATGAAAGATGAAATAGCTAAAAGATATGCTAAAGAACTTGCTAAGAATAACAAGAAAGTAAAGCGTAGTGGTAAAGTAATCAAATCATATTCTCAAATTGAATCAGAAGTAAATGCTAAATATCAGGCAAGAGAGAGAAAATCTCAACAAAGAAAAGCTGAAAGTCAAGCGATAGCTGATAGAAAGAAAGCTGAAATTGAATCATTAAAAGCACAACAAAAAGAAGAACTAGAAGCATTAGATGAAGAAATTACTATTAATCTAATTGTAGAAAGTCCGTTGATTAATGATTATCCATTCATCAATGAAATAGCAGTATCTAACAATGATTTAAGAACTGCTGAAGAATTGGAAGAGTGGGCCATGGAATATTTCACAAAACAAAATATCGACAAGCCGAAAAACTCTATCAAGGTAACTTATGAACAACTAACTGAAGATATCAATCGTGGTGACACTGTAATTTTAAAATATTTAAAATATGGTGTGGACGAAAGAATAAGAGTTGTTGAAACTCATTATGATCCAATGCTAAAAAAATGGAAAGAGTTTATTCTAGGTGAAAAAGAAGGTAGATTAGGTTCAGAGGTATCAAGTGCCAGTAGTGGTGCTATAGCTAAAGCTAACGCTTATACAGATATTATCACTATGGATATAGAGCGAAAAGTCAAAGAACGTAGTGAAAATTATGACAAGCTGTTCAAGAAAAATACAGATGAAATCAATAAAAAGATTGAAGATGGATTTGAAAAAGCTAAAGCATCAAGTGAAGTAACAATAGCTAAAATAGATGAAGATCTAGAGAAAAAACTAACACCTATTAGAAACCAAGTATCAACCACAGTTGAAAACTACAACAGGCAATTTCAAGCTACAAACTTAGAAATAAGTAAAAATAGAGTTGAAGCTACTAAGCAAATTCAAGCATTATCTGAAAGAGTTAGCAACATTCAAGATATTTCCAACAATGAAACAGTTGTAGAGCTTAGAGGACTTGTTAACGGTGCTACTAGCAAGGTTACAGAACTTGAAACTAGCATTACTAAAGAATTTACTGACGTTAAAAAGAAAAATGAAGATAGTTTAAATGCAGTTAAAGCTGAATTTACTAAAGGTGTAGATGGACTAACAAGCAAGATTAGTTCTTTAGAAGAATACAAAAATCAAGATGAAAGTAGAACTGAAAACTTGAAACAATGGGTTCAACGTGATACAGCTAGTCAATTAAGTCAGGAAAGAACTGAAATCAATAGAATAATTGATAATAAAGGTTTTGTTAAAAACACAGAATTTAGTAGCAAGTTTACAGAGAGTGCTAGAGAAATTACTAATCAACTATCAGCGTTAGAGACTTACAAGAATCAAGACGGAGTAAGAACAGCTAATTTACAAATTTGGGTTCAAAATAACACAGCTAATCAACTAGCTACAGAAAGACGTAGTATTGAACGTTGGGTAAACAACAAAAGATATATAACTACGTCTGTTGTTGAAAATAAAGTGCAAGAAACAGCTAATAGTTTCAGTCGTGAGATTAGTAATGTAAGGGAAAGTATCCCAACTAGTGTAGGTGGAAGAAATTATATTCCTAACTCTAACTTTGCTAAAGATTTAGAAAGCTGGGAAATGGCTAGATTAAATAATAGTGGTTTAAATTGGCAAAAAGG